ATACGCAAGCGCGCTGGACATGCGCGCTGATTTCCTAGCCGAACAAGCGATCGACTACGCCAGGCAGGCTGCGCAGTGCGGCGATTCGTCTGGCCTGAAAGTCGCAATTGACACGAATCTGAAGATGGCGGCTAAGCTAAACGTCAGGCGCTGGGGCGATACGAGCAAGCTTGAGCTGACCGGCAAGGACGGTGGCGCGCTTGAGATCAAAGCCGATCTAACATTGACCGCTGAGCAGGCCTACGAGCGCCTGATCAAGGGGGAATGATGGAAGGGTTCAGCTGGCGCAACCCCGACTACGAGGCGGTTTTTAAGATCCGCGTCGAGCGCTTGCAGCGCATGCGGGATCAGCCAGAGATTGTGGCCAGGCTCCAGGACTACTACGCCGGGCACCCGGCGGACTTCATCAACGACTGGGGCATGACGTTCGATCCACGCCTGGCCGAGCGAGGCCTGCGTACGGTCGTGCCGTTTGTACTGTTCCCCAAGCAGCGCGAATTCATCGACTGGCTGCTTCAGCGATGGCTGCAGCGCCAAGACGGCGTGGTTGAGAAGAGCCGAGATGCTGGCGTCTCGTGGCTGTGCGTGGCTTTTGCCTCGTGGATGATGCTTTTTAAGCAGGGTACGGTTGTGGGGTTCGGGTCGCGCAAGGAAGACTACGTCGATCAGATCGGCAACCCCGCGAGCCTTTTCTGGAAGGTGCGCCAGTTCGTGGACATGCTGCCTGGCGAGTTCCAGCCTGAAGGCTGGGACGTGACTAAGCACGCCCCCTTCATGAAGATCCAGAACCCGGAGTCGGGCTCGTTTATCGTCGGCGAGGCGGGCGACAACATCGGCCGCGGTAACCGCACCTCAATCTACTTCATCGATGAGGCTGCGTTCCTTGAGCGCCCAGACGCTGCAGATGCTGCGCTCTCCCAGACCTCCAACTGTCGGATCTACGTCTCCACGCCAAACGGTGCGGGCAACCCGTTCTACCGCAAGGCGCACGACGGCAAGACGCCTAAATTCATCTTTGACTGGCGAGATGACCCTCGCAAAGACGAAGCTTGGTACGACGAACAGAAGGGCAAGCTTGATCCCGTCGTCATCGCGCAGGAGATCGACCGCAGCTACACCGCTTCGGTCTCTAATGCGTTCATCAGCTCCGACATCGTGCAAGCTGCATCTCGCAAGGGACCTGCAGATCTGATTGCCAACGGACCCGTAGTCATGGGCATTGACGTGGCTAGGTTCGGCAACGACAAGACCGTCTTTACTTTCCGCCAGGGTAGGGTGGTGCTGCGCCAGATCGTGGCAGGCAAGCTTGACGTTGTGGACGTCGCAGGCCGAGCCAAAGACGAGATCCGCGCGCAACTGGGCGACGTGTCGCAGATTGCGGTGGATACGATCGGGATCGGTGCCGGTGTGGCCGACATGCTGCGCCGTGACTTCGGCGACATGGTGGTTGACGTCAACTCTGCTTTACGCATGGACGACGGACAGAACTACAACCTACGCGCACGCATGTGGCGCGACATGCGCGAGTGGCTCAAAGCTGGCGCATCCATTCCGAACGACAACGATCTGATCACCGACTTGACTGCGTTGCAGTACAGCTACCGCGGCGGTTCCTTGCTCATTGAGAGCAAAGATGACGCCAAGAAGCGTGGCATCAAGTCGCCTGACCGGGCTGATTCGCTCGCACTGACGTTCGCTTATCCGGTCAGAAAGACTGACGATTGGGTTGTGCCTGCTGCTGTAAACGTGGCGTGGGCTGCTCTTGACGAAGTAACAGGGTATTGATATGAACCAAAACGATCTACCGGAAGAAGTTGCTTACCAGATCGGAGATCGTTTCGTTGGTAAGGACGAGTTCGAAAGCATGCAGCGAGATGAGCTTGACCGCCTGTACTCAATGTTCACGCAAATGCGCGACAAATGGGTGCAGGCTAGGGCAACGATCACGGACGTTGAAAAGCGCTGGCGCAAGAACACGGACTTGTACTACGGCGACAACATCAACACGCCCAACGAGCTCGAGAACACGCTTCGCAACGGACCTCCGGCGCGCAAGGCGCAAGACGGTAATCGCTCGCGGGTCGTCATTAACATCGTGCGGCCGAAGGTTGACCAGGCTGTCGCACGCATGTGCGAGATCTTGTTCCCGGTCGATGACCGCAACTGGGGGTTGAAGCCTACGCCGTTGCCTGAGCTTGCGACCATGGTCGGCAACAACACGCCGACGGTTAACCCAATGACGGGTGAGCCCACAGGGCTAACTGCAAACGACGAAGCGCAGGCCATCATGGAGGCCGCCAAAGAGGCGTGCGAGGGCATGGAGCGCTCGATCGATGACAGCCTGACTGAGTGCCATTTCAACGGCGAAAGCCGCAAGGGCATCGAGGACGGCGTGCGCCTGGGCACAATGATTCTGTATGGTCCATTCCCGGCCAGGCAAAGCAGCAAAGTCTGGCTGCCTCAGCCAGACGGCACGCAGGTGATGATGATCAACGAGTTAGTGGTGCCGGCCTCCGAGCGCCTAGACCCATGGGACGTGTTCTTTGATCCGTCTTGCGGCAACGACCACCAGACCGGCCGCGGGTTTTTTGTGCGTCGCATGGTGACGCGCAAGCAGTTGCGCCAGCTCGTGGGGCTTCCGGGGTATGACGCCGAAGCCATTCGCGAGGTGCTGCGCTCTGACCCCAAGCGGCTGCGCGTAGCCGAGGGCCGAATCGTGCGCGACATGGTGCGCGAAGACGCCTATGAAATGTGGACCTACCACGGGGAGATTGAGCCCGAAGAGATGGAAATGCTTTCCAGCCGCACGGGCGATCCGTTGACCGACGTTGAGTTCGGCGTACTCGTGATTGTCAACGACAAGGTGATCGGCGCCATGGACTCGTGGGTGCCGGACAAGAAGCTGCCGGTTGACGTCTGGTGCTGGAGAAAGCGCGACGACTCACCCTTTGGCTATGGCCTGCCCGACGAGCTCGAGCACCAGCAGCGGGTCGTGAACTCAGCATGGCGCCAGGTTATGGATAACGGGCGCGTGTCGCTGGGCGGTCAGATCGTGATCAAAAAGGGCATGATCATTCCCCAGAACGGCAGCTACGAAATCACGCCTAACAAGATCTGGCTTGCGAAAGACGACCTTGATGACGTCCGCGCAGCGATGACCACGTTTGAGTTTGCTTCGCACCTTGAGGAGCTCCTGGCGATTGCCAACACCGCGATGCAGTACGCAGACATGGAAACCGGGATGCCGCAGCTTATGGGCGGCGAGCGGGGCTCTGCGCCCGAAACCGTCGGTGGCATGGTCATGCTTTATAACAATGCCAATAGCGTGCTCAGGCAGCGCGTGAAGCTTTACGACGACAACATCACCAAGCCTCACCTCGAGCGCTACTACGACTGGAAGATGGCGAACGACCCTGATCCTGCGATCAAGGGTGACTTTGAGATCGACGCGCGTGGATCGACCGCACTGGTCGAGCGCGACATCCAAAACCAAGCACTGCTGAACCTTGCAGCCATCACGAACAACCCGCGGTATATCCCGCATCTTCGCGAGCGAGAAGAGCTCAAAGCCATTCTCAAAGCGTTCAAGATCGATCCCGAGTCGCTGCTCAAGCCCGAGGACCAGGTCGCGCAAGAGATGCAGGCTCAGGCCCAGCAAGGCGCACCAGAAGATCCGCGCATTGCAGCCGCTCAAATTAAGGCCGAGGTCGACATGGCAAGGCTTGCTGACGTCAAAGAAGCTAGACAGCTTCAGGCTCAGCAAGTTGAGTACAACAAGCAGCGCGAGCAGGCCGAGTACGAAATCGCCATGACCGAGGCATCGCTTAATCGCGACATGACGCTGGTCAAGCTCGACCAGGATGCACAGCTCACCCGCGAGGAGCTGGCTGCACGCGAGCGCCTTGAATCGCTCAAGATCGACAACGAGCGCCAGATCTTTAACGCCGAGGCGGCGCTTCGCGTACGCACAGGGGCAGGGATCTAATGGCTACGCTTGAGATCACCGAGTTTGTTGAGCTCTCGCGAAGCGGCCCTGGCGCACAGGTTATGGCTGGGCAAATGCCGTGGGTTGCTCATCAACAGGTGTCGATTGGCGCAACCTCTGCGCAGTCTGCAGCGTTTTCAGATGCTACGCGGTTCATCCGCATTCATACCGACGCGAATTGTCGCGTCTTGTTTGGCTCAAACCCGACCGCTAGCGCGACATCGATGCGCATGATGGCCGGCAATACCGAGTACTTGGGCGTTGTGCCCGGACACAAAGTCGCGGTCATCGCGTCAAGTTAGAGGAGTGAATCATGATTAACGTGACCCCCAACGCGGTTGAAGTCAATGCGGCTTTTAACCTGCTTACGATCTTCGAGATCATCAAGGACCCGGCAAGCCTGAAGGCTTCGCTTGAGCAGATCAAGCAAGCTCAGGACGCTGCCGCGGCTGAGCGCCAAGCCGCTGAAGTCGTCAAGGCCCAAGCCGACAAGGCTATGCAGGAAGTCGACAATGCGCGTGCATTGCTTGCTTCGCAAGAAGCGCAGACGCGTGAGCAAGCCGCTAGGGCTAGCCGCCAGGTCGAAGAGTCCGAGGCAGTGTCTCGCGCAGCCAAGCGTGAGCGTGAAGCCTTCGACGCTTGGATGGCACAGCGCCGCGAAGAGCTCGACAACCAGACCGCTAAGGTGCGCTCAGACGCCGAGCAAAACGCTCGTGCGCTTAAAGCGTTTTCGGCTAAGGAAGAAGAACTTACCCAGCGCGCTGAAAACCTTGCTAGTCTTGAGCAAGTCGCAGAAGCCAAACGTGCTGAGTTTGAAGCTAAGCTTGCTTCGCTTAAGGCAATGGTTGAGTAAAAATGCCTTCAGTAAAGATATCAGAGCTATCGTCTGGCTCAGCGATATCGGACGGTGACCTTTTTGTTACCGTCCAGGGCGCTACGACCTATAAGGTAACCGGCGCCCAGATCAAGACCTATGCTGCAGCAGGGGGCGGCGGTGGTACGACCACCAACGCAGTGACGTTTGCAAACACGGGCGGCGCAGCATCCGGCACGACCTTCGACGGATCAGCGGCCCGTACGATCGATTACAGCACCGTAGGAGCGCCTAAGGCGGACGGTACGGGTGCAAGTGGCACTTGGGGTATCAACGTCTCAGGAAACGCCGCTACGGTCACCAACGGCGTCTATACCACCGGGTCCTACAGCAACCCAGCGTGGATTACGTCGATTGCCTGGAGCAAAGTTAGCACAACGCCTACGACGCTTTCAGGCTATGGCATCACCGACGCGGCATCCTCAGCAACGACTATTTCCGCAGGCACCGGCTTGTCTGGTGGCGGTGACCTGACGACTAACCGAACGATCAACCTTGCGGATACTGCGGTGACCGCAGGGAGCTACACCAACGCGAACATCACCGTTGACGCGCAAGGTCGTATCACTGCCGCTGCTAACGGTTCAGCGGGGGGCGTTTCAAGCTTCAACACCAGGACCGGCTCGGTCACGTTGCAGACCGCGGATGTTACTGGCGTGCTGGGCTCAGGTCTTGGCGTTGCATACGGCGGCACCGGCCTTACCTCGACGCCAACCAACGGCCAACTGCTAATCGGCAATGGCACAAATTTCACGCTTTCCACGCTGACCGCTGGCGCAAACGTCACGATCACTAACACCGCTGGCACGATTACGATCGCTTCGGCAGGCGGTGGAGGTGGGGGCGGAGGAACAAACTTAGATGGCGGGTTGCCAGACAGTAGCTACTTAGCTGTCGACCCGATTGATGGAGGTACACCGTAATGCCCGTACAAGTTCAACTTAGGCGTGGCACAACCGCGCAATGGTCCACAGCCAACCCAACGCTGGCAGCGGGCGAGCTGGGCGTTGACACGTCGCTCAACAGAATTAAGG